CCAATCTTAGCCCGGTCGCCAATCTTAGCCCCGTTGCCAATCTCAGCCCCGTTGCCAATCTTTAGCCACAATTTAGTATTGGGGTTTCGATACCATCCATCTTTTTCTTCCCAGTTCTTTTTAATTTCCTCTGACGTTATCATTTTTCTCCTTCTCCAACTTAGCTTTCAGTGCAATTAAAGCAAACACTGTCTTAGCTTTCCCTACCAGTACAAAAGATTTAGTTATCATGATTTACCTCCATTATACTTTACTTGGCTATCAATTTCAACCTTAGTATTGTGGACACAGGTAAGGCAATCGGCATCCCTGTGCATACAGTCCATCATTTTAAGGTCATAGGGACAATCGGTAATCCTGAATACATCTTTAATGATGCTATCGGCATGACGTTCCATAAACTTAATCATTCTTTTACCTCGCTAGAGCTACCTTAAACTGCCTGCCTAGCCTCTCGGCAATCAGTAAGATAGCGCATTTCTTTTCCTTATCATTCCACCATGCGCAGATTGCTTCATCACAATCAGCATAGTATCCTTCATTGTTTGGGTTAGCTAAAATTGTGGCCTGATATAATGGGCAAATCATTCTTTTACCTCCCTAAATTTTACCTCTGGGTACTCATCTTTTAACTCTTTAGAGTTGTGGGCTACAATCTTATCATGCACTGAGCAGACATTAACCCATTTCTTAGTGAAGTCTGGGTATAACCTGTAGAGTGCATAACGGGCTGGTCTGTCGCATCCCTCGTATTTGCATATCTGATTATCCATCTATCCCCCTGCCACAGCTGTCATCAATCTAGCTGCCACGATTTTGCTCTGCTGTTTCTGTGCGTTTGCAATCCCTCTATATTGTTGTAGTTCGGTCTCCAGTTCTATTATTCTATTAGTCTGCCAAGAGATTTTATCTGCCATTTTATCCACAATAATCTGGCATAGTTCTTCAAGAGAATGTCTGCTAACCTCGGTAGTATAAGGAATGTCCTCCTCATCAGGCATAAGCTCCTGGGCAAACCTTTCAAAAGCGATGAAGTCTTTTGCCCCGACCATGCCCATTGTGTTGATAAGGCCGTGGGTTTTAATGCCCTCTTTGATTTCTTCTTCCCTGCCTCGGTATCGTACTTTAAGTGATTGCATCTTAGCACCTCCTTGCCTCCTTTTGTTTTAGTATATCTTTCGGAATATATCAATAGTCCTATGGTAGTGGTACCCTTCTGTTATGTTATGTGCTGAGTTCGGATGATGGGGCGGGCAAGTTATATGTTATGTAATACTCAGCCTCTTCTGGGGTTTTAAAGAACATTTGCCAGTTGCTACGCATCATTTCAATATGCTTCTGCTTCACCCGTTCCGCATCAAGTGACATAATATTTGCGTAGTATTCAAAGCCTCTCCAAAAGCCGTTCATATATTCGGGTGACTCTGATTTAAGCAGTTCCTCAATGCCCATCTCTAAGTTAGCGTTGTCCATTTCTCTTTCAAGTTGTATTGCGGAGTTGGTCTGTTGTAATAGCTTAGATATTTTATCGGACATTTCACTCTCCATGCATCACGGCTGCTTTAGCCGCCTTAAATCTCAGGTCTATCTTGCTATACTCGGACAGTTTTTCGTCTTTGATTCTCAGTTCGTTCCTTGCTGCTGCTAGTTGGTTTTGGAGCCGGTTAATCCTATTCTCTAACTCAGGGTATTGCAAGGCTCTCTGGTACATAATGATTGATATTTCCTCCAACTGCCCACGGCTTAGATTAAGCAGTGTCTCATCATGGTTTGGTTTTCTCTGCCGTCTTACTACTTTATGCCCGTTGTTACCGGATGGCAATAGCCCTTTAGTAATAGCTTCGTCTTTTACGTTGCTGATGGTCTGCCTGGTAAAAGGCTTGGTTCTGTGTGGGTCTGCATTGATTTCCCGCTGATGGTTCCTTTGTATCTCCATCACCTGTTTACCCTGCTTCAAGAGTTCAATTACCTTTTCCTTATTTATTTGTGGTTTCCCTGTCATATTTGCTACCCCCATGTTTTAATTCTACGCCTATTATTTACCTGAAATCAAGGGGTTAATATTAAATTTTTATAAAGATTTACATTTGTGGTAAAATGTAAATGTGGGGTGAAAACGGCCAGTGGAGAAGACCACAAACCAATGGCGACCTATCAATCTTGGGTAATATAATAGAAATATTATATAGCTTCGGCTTTCAATCCCCAAGCAATATAGGCAGACTGGGTATTGTAGGTAGTACATCTCTTGCCCAACAGTCTGGGTGGAATAGACACCTGCCCCACTAAGAAACAAAAGTAAATTATAAATTTCTTTAAGTAACAAAAGGGGCTAAAAGTTAAATAACGTTTTGTGCTATTAAAGTAGGGTTTCTTGTTATTATGATGTCACAAAATGTGAGGTCAAGGTGAACGAAAGTATTATTTTAGCTCTGGCTAACCCCATTTTACAAGCTCGGTTGCGTACTATCTGCCACTGTCTCAAGCAGAAGGGCAAGACAAAAGATTACATAACCAACAAAGACATCACCTATTTAGAATTGTTAATGTACGGCATATCCGGGCCAACATTTGCCCAGATAGATAGGGTAATCAATTAACTTACTTGCTTTAGTTTCTGCCACCTATAGGTAGCATAGTTCGGGTCTGCCCTCCCCTGTCCTACCAGCCCCAGGGCATGAAGGTACTGGCATTGACGGTGCTCTTTGCATCTCTGCTTTTTAAGGTGTACCTTAATAGGGTTCATGGCTCACTTCACCTAAAGTATTGTTCATTTCCAATTCCTTTCGCTGTCCTGCGTGGGCTATAACCTCACGGCTTATGGGCTTTACCCTTATCTATTTGCTTCTCTAGTTGGTCAACCCTCCGCCATAGTACACCCAGATAGTAACCACATATCAATTGAGATGCTATGATTCCTAGGATTATATACTGCATAACTAAAGGTGAAAACTGCATCGGCTCTATCCCCCTTTCAATTAGATTTTATCGCTCTCAGCACTAGCGGGCTAGATAAATAGTATATTGTCTTTCATTTCTAATCAGGGTAAAAATATAATCGTCAAGATTTTCTATCCTCCCGCCGGCTTCAAAGACTTTAAGAATCTTATTAACTTTATCGTCATTGATTTCGTCAGGCTCTACCTTATAACCTCTTTCTTTCCCGCCCCTTTCAGCGTTCATAGAAGTATAGTAATAATCGCCTGAACATCCGCACATACAAGCGTGGGGTTTCCCGATGTAGGCACATATAACATCATCGGGGCTAAAATTGATTTCCTTCGTAGTTTCTTTTATGGTATTGATTTTCATATCTCATTTCTCCTTTCCGTTTTACCTATTCAGGACTAGGGGACTAGGCTTAACCGTTTTGTATGATTCTGATATTTCGTGCTGTGTCTTTTGTATCATCAATACACCAGTTTTCGGTTATGTGAGGTAGGACTTCTATTGATGTTACATTGCGGTATGTACCCGATTCTGCAAGTCCTACCCGTATATTGACAATACACCCCTCAGTTTCTATGTGCAGAAGTTTGTCCCGTGCTGTGTTGTAATGTGTAACTGTTTTCATTGTATTTATTCCCCCTTTATCGTTTAGGTTGCCAACACCAGATACAGGTTATATCGTCTGCTAATACCACGTCAGAATGTTCGCCAGTGGCAGACTTTGGGCATACTGTTGGTTGCTCGGTTACATAGCGGTTAATTACGTTGGCAATATAGCCCGGGTCAGCCTGTCCTGATATACCATAAGCCGAGCATATCTTGGCGGCGACAACCTTGATATAATCTGGTGCGTTTACCCCTTCAAAGGCTGAGTTAAACCATTCTTTACTGTGAGTTTGAAGTTTTGCCATTTCAGCGATACTTGTCATTGTAAATTCCCCTTTCATTTTTAGTCTTACCGTTTTATCGTGCAGATAACAATGTTTTTATTCCCCCTTTACCTATTATTAGCGGTTAGCCCGCTTAACAACATATAATTTACAATCACGCTCGATATGTATGTTTTTGACAAGGTATATTTTGTTTTTTCTGATAGGATTCTTTTCATTGGCATTGCAGCATCCGATTTTATTACCTATAGTATTTCTTAAATATTGGCAATTAACGCATTTCATTTCACTCCCCCTTGCTAATCCCCTTACTACTTGCCACTATCATATACCCTCATCTTTTACCTGTCAAATAATGGTTACGAGTAAATCTTACCATGAATTGTTAAATTTTCATAAAGATTTGAAGCTAAATGAGACTTTTGGAAGTGTATTTTTATATGGCACTATCCCCTGATACAATGAGGCGTAAATGTATATCGTGCAGGATGTGGTAAGTTTCCCAAAAGTGCTATATGGTATAATAGTATAGAAGGGTAATTAATACTTACCCTATTGCGGCGGGGCTATTCACCAACATCAAACGGGCAGGGCTATGGTGAACTAAAGAGGTATCTATTGACTATCAGTGAAGCTAACCCACAATCAAATACCACTACTGTTAATCAGAAGGTAAACAAGCCTCACCTGTGGCAACCAGGACAGTCAGGCAACCCAAACGGCCGGCCTAAGGGCTCTGTCAGCCTGGTAGGGAGACTTAGAGAGCACCTTGAGGCACACCCGGAAGATGTAGCCACCATAATAAAGCAGTTCGTGGAGCTTGGGAAGCGGCCTAATCTCAGCCAGCTAAGTGCTATAGACAAACTGATGGACAGGATAGACGGCAAGGTAGCAGAGACACACAAGATAGAGGGTGACTTACCTATCCGTTTAGTGTTCGTGCCAGCTAGCCAGGTACTCAATGAGAGGGCACCTAATCAAAATCTAGGCACTTCCACCAGTCCACCCTTATTATCTGATGGTCAAGAGGGTATCAATCCGTAGTGTAATCGCTATGAAAGGTAGAAGTACTACTTGTATAACCATAAGACTTGATGATTCTGTAGTGAAATCACTACAAGAAAGGGCTATCAAGGCAGGGTTATCTACACCGGGTGAATACATCAAAGCACAGATACTCAAGGGATTAAGTAAAAATCATAGTGTAATCGCTATAAACGAGCCTAGTCATAGTGTAATCGCTACGGAACACATACCATTATATAATCCTGGTGTACACAAGTCTGGTGACAAGGTGCTAATCAAGCGGGGTAAACAGATGGTAGAGGCTATTGTACCGGAGATAGATGCAGAAGGCCGCCCCATTTATAATTGAGATAATAACTCTTGTGCGCCCCATATTTGAGCCTGAAGTTTGGGTAAGCGATAATGACTGGACACTTGAGCACCATGTTTGAACCTGTAGCCCGTGCCAGATGTCCTTGAAAAATAAGGAAACTTGCTAAGTAAACCTTTAAACGATGGGAGAGGGAAGTGGGATTGGGCAGGGGCTGGGTTTGTATAGTTTAGTTCCACCCGCATAAAATTTTCATTTTTAACGAATATTATGGTAAATAAAGTATTAAGTACAATCAAGTGGGCATGTAGTGGGGAGGTGGTGATTGTGGTATTGTACTACTTATTTTGCAGGTTAGGCAAGGTACGCAACAGATGTTAGCATTTGAGAGCCGATTAACGAAGGAAGAGAAGTGGTTATTGGCGGTACTGGGGGATATTACGGTTTTCAGGCGCATTTGTTTTTTGAGAAGGTTATACAATCAGGGTAGGTTAAGTAGTAAATGAATAAGATAGTGGGGAGGACAAACGGTAAGTCGCCAGTGTCATAAGCTGGAGATAGTGGGTTCAATTCCCACCCCCGCAACCAATATTTAGGAGGGTAAAATGATTTACATTGGAGGTATTAAGCATGACAATAGGTAAGGAGGTAGTCAATGTTTAATACAAAATGTGGGTGTCCTGATTGCAGGAAGCAGGTGGTTGTTAATTCAAGGCATTTCTGGAAATCTAGGAGAAACAAATATAACAATATGTATGGTTCTTTCAAGAATCCTACAGCAAAACATCATAGTCGCAGGCCGATATAAATGCAAGCCGTAGAAGAAAGAGTAAAGGAGATAGGGTACACATCTGTCTTTGAGAGGAACAGGAACTCAAAGGCGAAGGTGATAGTCAACGTAGGTGGGGCGAGGTCTAGCAAGTCTCATTCTATATGCCAGTTATTGATTTCAAAGCTGGTTACTGAGGAAGGCAAGATGATAGGGATATGCCGCAAGACATTCCCTGCCCTGCGTATGACAGTCATGAAGATGATGTTTGACCTGCTCAAAGAGTACGGGGTATATCGGGAAGAGAGCCACAACAAGTCTTTCAACACCTATACTCATGGGAGTAATACCATACAGTTCTTCGGGCTGGATGAGAGTGAAAAGATTAAGAGTGCCGAGTTCAACTATATATGGATGGAAGAGGGCAACGAGTTCAGTTACGAGGACTATATTGCTTTGAAACTGAGGTTATCTGGCAAGGTAAAAGATGGGGAGCAGAACCATATCTATATCTCTCTTAACCCTGTTGATGCTCATAACTGGATAGCAACCAGGGCGGTTAATGAATCGGATGTTGAAGTTATCAAATCCACCTTTCAGGATAACCCGTATCTTGACAAAGGATATATTGATTTACTCACCGATTTAATCAATCAGGATGAGAACTCATATCGTGTCTATGTTCTTGGTGAGTGGGGATTACTTGAAGGGAAGATTTACAGTAATTACAAGGTTATACCGGAGTTACCTGAATTTACTAATGCTAAATGGGCTTACGGGCTTGACTTCGGGCTGGTCAACCCATCCGCTATCGTCAAGGTGTATCTCGTAAATGACAAGTTCTATGTGGTAGAAAGGTTATACCAAACAGGGATGACCAACTCGGATATTATAGAATTCTTTTCCCACGAGGAACGGGGGGATATATATGCTGACCCCAGTGCCAAGATGATGATAGCGGAGATACAGAGAGCGGGATACAATGCGTTTGAAAGCATAAAAGATGTGAAAGCAGGGATTGATTTGTGCCAGAGACAGATGATATATGTCCCACAGTCCTCTTCCCACATGATAACGGAGTTGCAGAACTACCATTGGAAAAAGGATAAGAACGCTACTGGGGAAGAATCATTTACGGCAGAACCCGTCAAATATAATGACCACCTTGTAGATGCCATGAGATATGCAATATGGGGGATTACTTCACGGTTCGGGTTTGCTACCGCCAGGCCACGTTCTACTGAGCCGATTAAGTCATTGACTTTTGCTGGCTCTGGAACTAATGACAAGGCACTTGAACGATGGATGAAGAGGAATTAGTATGGCGTATAAAAAAGACAAACCTACGGTGGATGAAGTTTTAGCCCTGTATGATGATTGCAAGAACCGTTATGACGAATCAGGTCTGTTAAATGTATTTGATACGGATAACAAGATTTATGAATTAGACTTTAGAAATGAGTTGATGCTCCCTACTGAGTTTGAAAAAGAGGGTATTGTGTTGCCAACGGCAAGGGATGTTCTTGATTCCTGCGTTGACAATACGGATATTTACAACGTCAGGGTGTGGGTAAACAAGAAAGGCACTTCCAATAAATCAGATGAGGAAGCTAACCTGTTGAGGAAGTTCGGGCTTGGGGTGCTTTACAGGAACAATGTTGAAGCCTCTATCTCCCCTATTCGTGTTGCCGCCAAGCACTACTGGCTTCACGGTCTGGGCGTGTTCAAAACAGTGTGGGATGCTGACAGGTGGATGGGCAGGCCGGACAGGAAAGATGAAGAATCTGAAAATGATTATGCGGCAAGGATTGACGAGTGGAGGTCTGAAACCCACGACAGTATCCCCATAGTTATTCAGGGAATCAACCCATCAAACATCATGCTTGACCCATATTATGACGGTAATATGTTCGTCTTTGAGGTAAGGGAAGAACTTTGCTTCAATGTCAAGCAGAAGTTCCCCAACTGGGGCAACCCGAAAACGAGGAAAGTTACCGATAAGGTAGAGCATATCTCATTCTGGTCTAAAGATTACAGGTGCGAACTTTATGATAGGGAACCCGTATTGAAACTTGGTGGTGGTGTAGTCAAGCATAACTACGGATTCATCCCTTATGTAACTATTGATACGGGTCTGGGGAATATCACCAATAATAATGACCTCAAAAAGAGGTATGTAGGGGTTTTAAGGTATGTTCGTGAACTTCTTATTTCCGAATCACGTGATTACTCTATAGGCGATGTGATACTCAAGCGTACTGCTTTCCCTTCTGGTTATCTGACTGGGCCTAATGCACAATCAGTAACAGATATATCCTTGAAATTTGGTGAATATACTCCTTTGCCTGATGGGGTAGAGTTGCATGATACAGTTCAGAAACTTCCTCCTGATGCGCTTTTGACTTGGCTCGGCGTAGCTTCCAACTATCTTGCCGGTCATGCTGCGCCCCCGTCTGTAAGGGGGCTGGGAGAAACTGGGGTAAGGTCTGGTGCTGACAGGAGACTTATCATAGCTCAGGCATCAACACGATACCAGTACAGTAATGAGGCTTTCAAGCATGGTGTGGCTAAGGTTCTTTCCAACTGCGCCCGTATTATGAAGAACGTAGTCCCAGGGGATATTAATGTGTGGGCGAGGACTCCAACTGATGAGTTTGATATTGAGATTAAGAAAGACAGGATGAAGGAACCATTTACCTTCTATGTGGAGTTTGCTCCTATCAGTGAGGAAGATGAATACAGAAGGCATGACGACCTTGAAAGATTGTATAAGGGCGGTCTAGTTACAAAGAACTGGGCAAGAAAGCAGATGAGTAATGTTGACCCAATTGCTATGGAAGCCGAAGAGCAGGTTGAAATGCTGAAGAATGACCAGTCTATCCAGCAGATAATATCACAGTATATGGCCGGCAAGCTGGCGGCTGCTATAAGTAAGAGGCAGGCTGCCGATAGCATAAATGAACCGCAACCTGAAATGGGGATGGGGATGGGTGCAGAGCAACCTAACATGCCGCAGGGCGAAATGCAACCAGGGCGGAATGTAGTATCACCCATCCCCAATGTCCCAGTCCCAGGTGGTGCTCAGGATATGCAGAACAAGTTGAAGCAGATGAGAAGCCAAGTTCCGATTAATCCCATGCAAGGGCAAGGCGGAGGCGGCAACCGCAGATGAACAATTTAATTCAGGTGATTGATGAAGTAGTAGAACTCAAACTAAAGGCAGTTGACCGTATCATTGAAGAGTTTATTGACCCTATCGGTGAAATTGGTAATCCTGAAAAACTGATTGGGAAGAAATATGAAGAATGGAATCCTCAAGATGTGCAGAGGTTATCTCAAGTTTATGGCACTGGGGATGATACACCCTTGTCCAAACTTATCTTCAAGAGGGTATATGACAAGGTTAAGCAACTAGAGGCGGAGGCATTATAAGATGGCTACAGCATTTCAACAGGCATTGGCAGAAGGTAAAAGTTGGAGTGAGGCAGAGGCAGCAAGCAGAGGAGCAGCTGCGACCACCTATGCGGCAGGCGACCCTTCAAGGCTCATAGGTACACAATTCCAGAACTATGCAGCTGACTACAACTTGTGGAATCCTCCGAAACCTGTTGCCCCAACCCCAACACCAAATGGTACTACTGGTGGTGGTATAGCCAACTTTAATGTACTAGACCCTTATGGGAACTATGACTATACTCCTGCCCCAATAGTAAATAAAGCACCTGCCCTTACCTACCAGCCAAGACAGGATTCCGGGGCATCAACGTTTCCTGTTAATCCTACTACTGGTAGTACTAAGAAAGTGTCGGAAGATGTTGCCCCACAAATAGGACAGAATAAAGCTATGACCTTTGAACAAGCCTATAATCTGGCTTTTAAAACAGGAGGCCGAATAGTTTATGATAATGGTCTAAAGGGATATACAGTTATAGCCAGAAATACTACACCTGGCCCTAATCAGACGTTGTATAGTGCTGAGTTGTGGCCTGCTGGGACATCTGAAGAGGAACGCCAATCTGTTCAGGATAACAGAACAGCACAAACAGCGTTAGACAAACTCATTGGGGGAGAACTTGGTGAGACAGAGAACGTCCCTGAACTTGTAACTTTTGGTGGGCAACAGGGTTATTGGACTTTCGGTTCTAACGGGTGGCAATTCAATTCTGTAACCAATCCTGCTGACTTCAATGCTCCGTCTACACCACAAGACCAGGGGCAGACATATACTGATAGTGCTGGCAACACATGGATGATAGACTACGACTACAATTCAAGTGGGCGTGTGTGGGATAGAAATGATGTAAAGGTATCCTCTGCCCCTGAACCTATGTCTGAATACCAGAAACAACAACTAGAATTGCAAAAGCAACAGGCAGATTGGCAGAAGCGGTATGAAGAGTTGATGCTTGAATATCAGCAACAGCAACAGTCCCAATCTGCTAATTTACAAAGCGCACAGTTAGAAGCGGAACGCCAGCGTCAACAGGAGATGATTAACTGGTATCAGCAACAGCAACAGGCTCAGTTAGCATGGGAACAACAGCAACAGCAGATGCAACTTGAGGCAGAGAGGCAAGAGCAATTAGCCAGTCTTAAAGCTAATCCTGGGAGTTGGCTGGAATATGCTGCCCTTTCTGGGCAGTCGCCTACGGTGCAGCCCTGGATGTTGCCTCTTGGATATGAAGATTACGGATTCCAGTTAGGTTCTCCTGTCCCTGGATGGAACGCAGGTGCTACTTCTGGTACTGGTTTGCCCGAACTTATGACACCATCAGCGCAGTTATGGGCTAGGATGTCCCCATCAGCGCAGCAACAGTATCAGGCGTATCAGGCATCAAGAACCGGTATGTCCCCTTCCGATGTCCAGTACCAGTTGTGGGCAGGTGCTCCTGGGGGAGCTTATGGCGGTTTACGGCAATTACAGTATGCTAGGTAGGGCCACGATAATCTTCGGGGTATTTGGTTTTCCCGCTAATAGCATCCCATATCATGATAATGAAAACTACTGGCAACATGATAAGCCAGAATACCCAGAAAAAAGGTATTTTGAGTATTGTCCATAATAGTTTCATTTGATGGAAATTATAAAACTATTTTTTAGGTTTTGTCAAGTATGGTGGAGAACTTAGTAGAAACTATAAATAGCCTTAGTCCTGCTGCAAGACAGGTGCTTGCCAAGAAGATACAGATGCTTCCTGAGCGACAGAAGCAACTGGCTCTTAACAGGTTGCGTGGGCTAAATATACAGACAAGTACACAGACAAGTATTCAACAGAACACCCCAAGTGTTCAACAGCAGCGTATTCCCAGTGCTCAGAGCGATATTCCACTATGGCAGAAGGCAGTATCCACAGTTACCAAGCCTTTCCAGTGGATTGATGAGTATGTTACCAAACCATTTGGGGCTATTGTAACTTCTCCGTTTACCCCATCTACTGCCGGGACTCAGGGTATGAACTGGTTGGAGAGGGAGAAAGCCGAGTACAAGGCATGGGATGACCCGAACTGGGGATTCATAGGTGCCAAGGGTGCGGTTGAAACTCTCCCTTGGCTACTTGTCCCAAGTGCTGCTGGTGTAGCTGGCAGGTTGGGTTCACTGGCGGCTAAGGCTGGCACTATAGGCAAGATAGCATCGGTAGGGGCAAAGATAGCGAAACCGATAGCAACTGCCGAGAGGATAGCCACTTACCCTATTGCCAAACCACTTGAGATGGCTGGGTCTGCGATAGCCAAAGCTGCTACCGGTAAGTTCACGGCACTATCAAGCGCAGAGATAGAGAAGCAACTTACCAAGCCTGACTGGATGAGGTCATTTGCAACTAAGTTCGGTAATACCCCGATTGCCAAAAGTATTATAAAAGCCGTTGGTGGCAAGGCGGCAAATGTAACAGAAGCAGAAGGGGATACTGCTATCAGGGCTATTCTCGTAGGCATACGGGCGCAGGAAAGTTTACTCAGCAAAGGGCAATCCACTTTAGGTTCATTACGAGTGATAAGTGATAACCCCATACGGTTATTCGGTGTTGATGAAGCTACTGGGATAGCTGGTAGGGTAAGTGCCAAAGTATCAGGGGCATCAAAGCATATAGCCGATATAGCGGAACACCCTGCCAATTATATCCTGTCATCCCCTCAGAAACAATATATCAATAAACTCCATGAGATTGAGGACTGGGTATTACAGGGGCTTAAAGAAGAAGGCATTGAAGTTAATGAATTAAAGTTTGATGAGTTTTCCCACTGGGTACACAGGCAGGTAATTGGTAAGAATATTGATGATGCCTTGGCTAAAGTTACCCCTTCAATCGGCAGACGTGTTGGTAGTAAGGCAAGTTGGGAGAAGACTAGGTTCTACGAAACTGCTGCCGAAGGAGTGAAGGCAGGTTTGCTTTATGAGCCGAGTCTTGACAAGGTATTAAACCTTTATGTTCAGAGTGCAGCCAAGAGAATATCAGACCAGAGAATAGCCAACATGGTAGCACCTCTTGGTCAGAAAGCACTTGAAAGAGCGTGGAAGCAAGCCCCGCAAATTATGAAAACTGCTCAGGAGACAACTTCGCAACTAGCAGGGGCGAAGCAATTACAAAGGGTTATCAATCGGGCTATCAGGGGTGAAACGTTACCTGAAGCAACACTGGCAGCACAGGAGCGTAAATTCCCTGGCATGGCACAAAAACTAAAAGATGCTATGGGCAATACTGATAAGTTAAAGCAATTAAGTACTGAAGCAAAGCAACTAGAGCAAGGTGCTAAAGCCCCTTACTGGCAGGCGAAAGCAGTCAGAACTAAAGCTATGGAGATTGCTAGAACACCATCTCTTGGAACTGAAGCAACTATCCAGCATCCCGCATTTCAGGGGAAGATATATCCCAAAGAGGTTGCCGATACCATCAATAAGTACTGGAATGATACGGGGTTTGGGTTATTGAACTCTGCCGCTACTCTCTCAGGAGAGATGAGAACATTGGTAGCTGCTGCTGACTTCTCTGCCATGTTCATTCAGGGTTTGCCCTCAATCGCTTTGCACCCTAAAGAGTGGGCTAAGGCGGCTGTTATGTCCCTATCATCATTTATTAAGCCAAAGATATATCAGGAATATCTTGCCAAGAATGAGGCTTCGTTTATGGAACGAGGGCATTTTCTTGGTTATATTGGCGGATTTGAGTATATGGAAGCTATGCCTGCCCTACAGAAAACAGCAGGGGCAGTTACCAAGTTTGTTACAAAGAAACCGCAAATAGGGAAGGAAGCTGTACGCCAGACCTACGGCAGATTTGAGGCTTCTTTCGGTTCATTTGGCGATGTGGTAAGAAATGAGATGTGGCTTGCCCTGAAGGGGAAGGCCAAGAATACCAGCGAGTTACAGGAAATAGCAAGGCATATAGACAGGATGACGGGAGTGATGTCCCAGAAGGGTTTGGGGATAGGTAAGACGCAGAGAGACTTTGAGCAGGCTTTTGTGTTCTTTGCCCCCAGATACACAAGGGCTGGGTTTGCTTTAGTGGGTGATACGCTGAAGGGTGGTATCACAGGGAATGAAGCAAGGAAGGCACTCGGTTCAATGATGGCGGCTGGGTACTTTATGTATGGGGGTATCTGTAAGGCTCTTGGTCAAGAACCAAACTTTGACCCTTCAAGTGCCAAGTTTATGACGGTAGAGATAACAGACCCGATGACCGGCACAACCAGACACATGGGTATCGGCGGTATGATGACATCGCTTACCAGATTTGCGGCTGATGTTACGGCATCAATGATAGGCATGGGCGGTAATGAACCGTTAGATTTAGTCAAGTTAAACAGGTTTGATAACCCGTTCATAAAGTTCATGTATTCCAAGACTGCCCCATTGACAGGTGTTATTGAAGAACTGAGGGAAGGGACAAACTATTTCGGAGAGCCGTTTGAAACTAAGGCCGATTATGCCAAGTACATAGGTGAGAAGATTATGCCTATCGCATTACAATCCGCAGTTATGGAAGAGGGCGGGTTTTCTCCGACTGCTATCATAGCCGAAGAAGCAGGGCTAAGGACATTCCCCCGTTCCGACTGGGAGAAAAGGGATATTATCAGGGAACAGTTAGCTCAGGCAAAATATAAGATGTCATGGAATGAAGTTGGGCAAAAGATAGGGGAACTTGGGCAAAGACAATTAGAGATGTCATCCCCTGAACTACAGTCTGCGACTGCCAGAGCCAACGAAACTTCAACCAAGATGGCAAGAGGTGAAGGTAAAGTATGGGACATGAGAAAGAAAGAATCCCAGTCCATTGAAGATGCTTACCGTAAAGAGATAACCCTAGCTTCTCATGAGTTTGAAGCTACCAAAAACGGGCAGAATTTCAGAGATAGGGTGGATGCTGCCTCTAATGCAAGGAGGGTAGCGTATGCCAGGATGGAGACAGACCCCAAGTACAAAGAGGTTTACGATTACTTCAACCAACCTCTATCGCCTCAAGCTATGGCGAATATGTCTCCCAACGATAGGGCAAGACGTGAGTACTACCAGACCATGTTTTCCCCAGATATGTATGACCAGTACGGTAACTATAGGTTTGATGAAGCCAATGCAAGGGAAGCACAATTCATACAGAAGTACGGGCAAGCCGCCCTTGATTATATTGATGAGTTCAGTGCTTCCAAGTGGGATGAGCCTATGCCATTAAAGGCACTCAGAGAAGCAAGGCAATTACTGGAACCTTACTGGGGAATAGAGGATAAGATTTGGGCTATGTACCCGCCCCAGCTTAAAGTTGTTTCCGACCAGGCAAAGGTAATGGAAGATAACGACCCGCTACAGGCGAGGAAATTACTGATGAGACACCCCCAGATTTTAAGGGCAAGGGAACTGATAGCGATTTACAAGAAAAGGTACATGATTCAACACCCAACAATCAAGAAAGTATATAACCTGTTCTATTAAGGATGGAATACATCTAATTAAGAGGTGAAGTCGTGCCGGCAGATTTTGAGAAATGTGTAAATGAAGGTGGCAGAGTACGAACTGTGAAGGTTGGCAAGGATAAATACCTTCATGTTTGTTACGATAAAGAAGGTAAATCACATTCCGGCGAAGTAAAAACAAAGGTAAAGAGATAGGAGGATTGTATGGTAATGGACAACAATGTTGTTCAGGTACAGGAGACAGCTTCTAATCAGGAGCAGGCTTCAGAACAGCAAGCGGCAGAAGCAAAAGCTGCCGAGCAAGCAGCACTTACCGAGGAAAAGGTAAGGCAAATGATAGCAGAAGCAACTGCAAAGGCAGTCGTGGAAGCAAAGGAAATTGGGAAGCGTGAATTACAAGCTGCCCAAGACCGTAACAAAGCGGAAATGGCTAAGGCGCAGAGAAGAGCGCAGATAGCTGAAAGCGCGTTGGGCGCAGCCCGAACACAGATAACAGACCCAGATATAGCAAACCAGTTAGAATTAGCGGCACTCAGGGCGAAGGAACAGGGGCGTATGACATTAGAGCAGGAAGAGGCTATGGTGAGACAGCAACAGGAGTTTCATCAGCAGTTTCAGGGAAACCTTACTCAATTTATCACAGGTCTTGGGGTTGACCCAAAAGACAACAGGATAGATTGGGCGACTGATGCCCCTAACTACCTTGATGCCCAGAGGCGGGTACTGGAATCCGTATCTAAAATCCAGAAGGAAAACATACAGGCCATGCAAAGCGGCATGGAAAAGCGACTGAAAGACCTTGAATCTAAAGTTAGTCAGGTAAATGTAGAGGCCAATTCAGTTGAGACAACTACTTCTGCGGGAGTGGTTGCTGGGTCAGATGCCGAATTTATAAAGAAATTTGGTGCTGGCGATTTACCTATGACAAAGGCAAATGTTGATAGGTATAACAAGATTCAAAGTCAATACGAATAAGGAGAATAGATAGATGGCGACTGGATGGACGACAACTGGTTCACTTGCTGACAGTTTGGATGATGTCCGTAGTTCAGCAAGGATAATCAGAGAATACGAGGGGGTTATGCCCCAACTCGTAGATAAGCAGACTCTTGGTGAGGGTATCGGGCTTTCATGGCAGGAAATCTCATATTCTGCCCTGACTGCTCAGGCAATCACAGAAACAACCGAGCTTGAAAACCCGCAACAGATAGCGGATTCCATAATCACGATTACCCCGTCTGTGGTAGGTATAGAAACATTCATCACCGATAGGGTAAAGGCAAGGATAAACAAGAAAGGGCTTTCTAAGATAGGACAGCTTGCCCAGAACGCAATTCAGAGGAAGAAAGACCAGGATGGGTTGACCCTCTTTGCCAGTGGGACTGGAACGGCTGACCCTGGGGCTGGTGGTACTTTGACTAGCGGCTATATTGCAGCTGCGTGTGCTAAGATTCGTGGCAATACAACCGAGCCTGGCCCTGAACCGATAAGGTTTGTTTTACATCCCTATCAGGTAAAAGACCTGTTTGACGAGCTGGTTGCTGGTGTGGGGACTTATGTGGTCAATGAAGGCCCGACTGCACGTGTTTTCAGCACTGGGTTCAAACTCCCTATAGACGGGGCTGAGGGTTACCCTGATGGCAATATCACCATTGATAGCTCTGACGATGCTACGGGTGGTGTCTTTTCTCAGATGGCTTATGTGCTGGTGCAAGGCAAAGCTCCCAGAATCGTTGCCGTGAGGAATGAGAAGCGTGGTGGTGGTGGTGAGCATATCTATCACTATGACGAGTATGCTTACGGGCAGCGTGGTGGTGGTGCTTGGGACTACTCAATGGTTTCCGATGCTACTGCTCCAACGAGCTAAGGATTAACTGATGCAAAAGAATCGTGAGGTATGGCAAGAGGCTCACGGTGAAATCCCTAAAGGGTGGTTAATCCATGCTTTGAACGGGGATAAGCGGGATACCCGTTTAGAGAATCTTGCTGCAGTTCCCCGCTACCCTATTCATTTAGGGCAAGTAACTGCTCCCTATATTGAACGGATAAAGAAGTTAGAAAGAGAACTAAAGTTCTCAAAAGGAGAAATATAGATGACTATGGTACAAAGTGGATACGGCAAAATCAGAGCCTTCAACGACTTCACAGCCGAAGAAGTAAATACTGCCCCGACCACTGTTGACCATGCTTCAGCAACAGGCGCACTCTGGAACATCGGGGGTGGATTCACAATCAAGGGCTATAACCTCAGTGATGACAAAACCCTCATTGAGTCTGTGGAAGATGGTCTGAACGGGCAGGTTACTCTAACAACATCTGATGCTGCCGATGGTGATGCAATCTACTGTACTACGGAGACTTGTTTTAAACCCAGTGTCAATGCCCCGATGGTTTTAGAAACGAGGCTAGAGATGGCGGCTCTTACTGCCCGTCAAGTTTTTGCTGGTTTCAGTGGTACGATAGCCGATGCCCAATCTGACATCTGCTCCGGCTCAACCGGCACCCTTACCCTCGCTGAATCAAACATATGCGGGTTCTTGTACGATGTCGGTCTGACCGAGGCAGTGAACTGGTACATGGTTTACAACGGCGGGACGACTACGGGCAATACGGATGCCAGCGATGTCGCTTCAGGTGTAACCCCCGTAGTGGGGCAAATGGATGTGCTAAGGGTGGTTATAGATAACAACGGGACAGCCCGATGGTACATCAATGGTGCATTGTTACAGACCGTTGAAGGGGCTGTAGCACCTACGGCAGTTTTTGGTGGTTGTGTTGGTGCTATTGCTACCAGTGCTGCATCGGCAACGGTTACGGTTGACTACATCGCTGTAGAAGCCAATAGAGACTGGACTATATAGGAGGTAGAGTCTAATGGCACAAAGTGGATATGGAGAAATAAGGTTATTCAATGACTTTACAGGCGAGGAAGTCCAGGTAGCAGCCAACATGGAACACGCTTCCGCTACTGGTGGACTTTGGAACATCGGCAAGGGGTTTACTATCAAGGGACAAAATCTTGACCAGACCGATGCCGGTGCTGCTGCTGTAGAGGATGGGTTAAACGGGCAGGTAATACTTACCAGTTCGGCAACTGCTGGTGGGGATGCCTGTTTTGTTACTACGGAGACTTGTTTTAAACCCAGTGTAAACGCACCTATGGCGGTAGAGGCACGTGTAGAACTGGCAGCCCTAACTGCTAGAAGGGTTTTCGTGGGTTTCAGTGGCACAGTGGCCGATGCTCAATCAACTATTGTTTCAGGTTCTACTGCTACACTTACCCTTACGGAATCCAACTGTGTAGGGTTCTTGTTTGACAGTGGGCTTACTACCGATGTTGAGTGGCATTACGTTCATAATGGTGGCACTACAACTGGGGTTACTGATTCTACAGCCTTGAATAGTGGTGTAGCCCCTGTTGCTACCTACATGGACGTGCTGCGAGTAGAGGTTGACAACAATGGGACTGCTAGGTGGTTCATCAACGGAGTTCTCAAGAAGACACTCGCAGGGGCGGTATCTGCTACGGCGGTCTTTGCTGGGTGTGCTGGTGTTGTCAGCACCACGACTACAGTTGGTTCGGTAACTCTGGACTACATAGCCGTTGAAGCGAACCGAGACTGGACAATCTAACAACTGAATAGCGGGCTTTGGGGGTGAGCCTGAAATCATCCCCACCTATTCAAGTCCCGACTATTCGGGATAGGAGGAAATAGAATGGCGATAAATACGGCTGCCGCCAAGAGGGGTTGGCGGTACGATAAAGCAAATGCCCGCATGGACTGTTATATAGATGGCAATCTGATGATTTGGCTTGACCCTTCACTTACAAAGATGGTGTTTGATACCTTTGATGTCCAGTTAGGGGATACCGATTACCTGAAGTTCGGAGATGCAACTGCGGGTGATGTAAGTATAAACTGGACAGGCTCAGTACTAGCTGTACTCCCTGCTACCGATGATACGGGCGCAATCAATATTGGCAATGGAACTACTGATATTGATTTCACAGTCTTTCTTGGGACTAGTGCCAAGTACGTTCAGTTTGACGTAGGCAACTCTTACCTGAAACTCGTTGGAGTTAGCTTATATGCCCCGAACCTTTCCCAGACTGCGGGTCAGGCTGGAATCATCTACTACAATGCTGCTGGATACCTCATAAGGTCTGCTGGCTAGGAGTAAAAGTGGGGGGAGATTAATCCCCCCCACTTTAAGAATAAAAGGAGGGTTATGAAATTAACGTACCAGAGGGCTGTTGAGGCGCAGGTGGCATTGAACGAACTATCCAAGATAAACCTACCCGTTGAATCCAGTATTGAGATAGCAAGGCTATCCAACCAGATTGATGTAGAAGCTAAAATCTTTGCCAGTATCAGAGATAAGCTCATCAATGACTATCAGGTAAAGCCCTCACATACAGAGAGGGAGGACATGTTATCTTTTACCTGCTCTGCTCTTGGGGTGGATTCGGAAGATACCCAAAGGGTAAAGGAAGAGAATTTAAAAAAGTTTGTCCATGAGTTCCAAAAACTGCTAGACACCGAAACGGTAGAATTACCTGAAAACAAGATTAAGTTACCCAAAGATATTCTGATAAAACCCAAGTCCCTGAAGGCAATAGCTGACTTTATTGAGGTTGTGTAATGGCATTAAAATACCAGACGATATACTCAACGCTACCCTGCCAGGCTCTTGTGATTGACACTATCAAGACCCCAATCCTTGAAGCCGTGGCTACGATATTTGACCAGGCTGCTTCCAAGTTTGACAAACTTAGAGCAGCAAATAAGTTGTGGAGAGCTTTCAAGTCACTATGCCAGTTACCAAAACCTACAAAGGAAAACACATGGCACCCTAACTCGCACAACATTATAGACTTGAGAGACTGGCTCATGGAACGCCTTATGCTTGGTGGTATCAGGAAATCCTTTGTAGAACGGATGTTTAATCTGGTTATCATCATATATGACTTTGACCCGCCTTGGAGATGGGTAATTGATTCCGTTATCAACAAGGCGTTTGAAATGGAATGGAAGCCTAGAGGTTATGGAGATGATTGGTATGAAGGTTATCACTGGTGGAATGATGATGGTCAAAAAGATATTTAAGTGGTTCATAGCTAATGAGGTTACCAATCTAAAACAGCAATACATAAACGAGGTGGCAAAATGGCAGAATTGACTATCGCAGCCAATACTATAAGGGGAAATGAGCGGGCAATAGGGCTTGTTGAAACCAACTACCAATCACCGGGCAATCACGGTTTCCATAGATACCAAATCATCTATGTTATCAGGGACGGGCGTTTAGCCGAGTTCCGTAGAGATATGGGTGTTTCCGAAAACTTTAAGGGGATTAACCCAATGAATATCCCCAGCCTGCTAGAGCATACGGTGGACGAATTGATGTTCTTAGCTGACGATTTTAGAGGGCAACCGAAACTAGATGTTCATGAACTTTTGGAGTTAGATAACTTCAAGCTAGTGTAAACGGGAAGGACAAAGGAGGAAAAATGTCTGAGGACACACAAGCAATTGAGAAGGGCAATGAGGCACTGATACAGCAGATGCTCAGGGATGCCCAAAAAGCGGATGAGCCAGGGGATTTGAAAACAAACCCAATCATCCACAAGGGGGACGCTGAACTGCAAGCCCCCATGACGGTCAAGGAGGTTTCAAGTGCTGGGTACGTTTGGGTCTGGGATACCAGAACTTATGAAAAGATTCCCATTCTTCATTACATGCTTCCTAGTAAGTTGCGCCAGCGCAGGAATGATGGGTCTTTCATATTCACCACTGTTGACCCAGGGAAGTTACCCAAACGAGGTTCTATCAAGTGCCTGCTCCATGCAGATGGGGAAAACAGGGAACATTATAACCAACTCGGATTCCGTGTCTGCCCAAAGGATAATATCATCAACCAGTACCAACTAGAGCAACACATGAAGAAAAAGCACCCTCAAGAGTGGCAGGCTATTGAGCAAGAACGGATAAAGAAGGAAAAGGATGAGGATAGGGCTTTGCAGCACCTTCTATTGACTAGTCAGATGAACAAGCAGAAGGTTGAGGTTGCGGAAGTATCAACTGAAACTGTGCTCAAGAAAGACAAACCAAAGCGTAAATCTAGGAAAAACAAGGAAGATAAAACTAAAGTAGCCAAGTAAAACTTTCAAAGGGGGAGAATATGGGACTTAGACCTATAAGTAGCGGGGTAAAGACAACTGACACGGCACTAAAGGATGGGAGTTCGGAGATTCACTGGATAACCGTCAGCGATACAACGGCAGCCAGCCAGATACAGATAAACGACAGCTATGATGATAGTGGAACTGATATTTGGACAATAGAGTTGCCTCAAAATGGTTATGCCCATTGTACTTTCCCAGCACCTCTTTTCTGCGGAACGGGAATCTATCTCGATATTCCAACAGGTGCTCCGAGTGTAGTAATCGGTTATATATAGGAGATTCAAATGAGCACAAGTTTACTGAATACTCTAGTTGCTCTAACTAAAGAAATGGGCGACTACTGGGCCAGCACGACTACGGGTGCGGGGTCATCTACCACTATGGTTGATTCCGCACTCATGGCTAAAGCAAATGACTGGATAACTGATAACACCCATGTTATCCTGACGGAAGAGCCTGCGGGTGCTGCTGCTATCTACGATGAACGCAAGGTATCCAGTCTGGACAATACTACTGGAACACTGACTACACTAGCCTTTGGTGCCGCCCTAGGGACAGGGATAGATTACCAGCTTACTAGACTATTCTCCCCCAGTGAGTACAGAATTGCCATTATCGCTGCGGCCAAGAATGTTTACCCCGACTGTTTTAACGAGATATGG